CAAACCTTTATCAATCTCAGCACGTACTTTTGCTTTACTACATCTATGTACATTGGCAATTGTTAAATATGACCAATTATTTTCATAATAAAGTATTAAAAACCAAGCTCTTTCTTGTAGAAATTCTCTATTATCGTTATGCATTTTAGCCAAGAGCTTACTTACTTCAACTGCCTCATAATCTTCAATTTCGCATGGCATAGAGACCTTACTTGATCTAATTCTAGTTGTGTCATTTTGGTCAATTAAACATGCTAAAGGATTAGCAGAAACTTTAGATTTTGTTGATCTTACCCATAGACCATATTGTTCCAACCATTGATGAGCAGAACGTTTAGACCAGTCCATTGTCTTGTTATTAACTTTTGCATTCATGTTTAAACTTCCCTCACATCAATATTGTGAACTGTTTTCATCAGGTGTTTTTTATTTCGGTAACTCGGTAGCTTACGTGTAGCTATAGACTTCACATCTTCAACAACGTATTCACCTGCTGTCGTGAAATAAGTGAAATCGGCAAAATATCTAAGTGCTGGTTTAGCTCGTTTCTCCCCTTCTAATTTTGTCTTCGGTGCCAATTCAAACTTTGTGTGATGCTGCAATTCTTTAATTTCACCTCTTTGTTGTAGAGCCTTTAGCTCGATATACCGTTTGTATTCTTTAGTGCTGTCAAAAGTCATTCCATCCAATTTAATTTTCGAAGCATTAAACTTGTTACGCCCCTTTTTAACTTTTTGAGCTTTCGAACATGTTGCGCGGTAATCAGCAAGGCTCATTGAACTCACTCTTTAATCGCCTCCTTGCGTGTATGCCACCAGAGCACTACAACACCACTAATGATGCTAGTCACAAGAGATATGAGCATTGCCCATGCTAAGATTTCAAATTTATTCATATTGAAACTCCATTGATTAAGTTAAGAATATTTCGAGGAATAGGCATACCTTCACGGCGACACATCTCTGCGTATTCGTGCGGATTATCGAAAGGATCTGGACCTAATTCCTTTTCAAGCTCAGGTTCTTTTTCTTTTGCCTGAAGTTTTTGTACTGTTGCAGGTTTACGGCCATTAATCTTTAACCGTTCCATTAAAGATTTGAGATGCTTTTGCGCTTCGTCATTGCTTACTGGGGTGTGTTCAGGTTCTTTATGCTCTAGTTGTAGCGGTGGAGTGTAAAACTCTTGCTGACGGCCTTTTAATTGCGCTTTTGCCACCATTACGTTGTAGGTGCCGAAAAAATTATCTTGAGCAGCTCTCATTTGACCTGCTTCGATCAAATACATAACCTCATCTAATGCATACTTTGTAATTTGTGTAATAACCACCGAACGATCAGCAGTAAACTTACATGCACGTGACCAAGCTTCCTCTGGAGACATCCAACTTTCACCGATACACCAGGTGCGAAACTCAGCAAATGACGGCATAAAACGCCCACCTGCTGTAAGTAATCGAGCAAGTGCGTTGTTAAATTGATTTTGTTGAACGCCTACTAGTGTTTTAAGTGCGATCTGCTCTACTACTGACAGCGGTATTGCACTCTCTCCACTTGTTGGGAATTGCTTATTGAACTGAGCAGCGTAAACAGTGCGAAGAGATGCGATTAATTGACGCACTTCGTTCAAGGTAATCTCATGCATGACCTACCTCCTCAATCATTGGAAACTTTTTTGCCGGGGTTACATCCACAATTTGAGATTCATTTTGTTCCTCAAAAAGATTGGCGAAGTAACCCGACTCTTGTGGTTTTTGACCAGTTGAAGTGATTTGCTCTTGTTTCTTGCGGTTAGCAGCAACTTGTTTCTCGTTGTTTTGTACCCAAGAGAACCACTTAACCAGCCAGATGCTTGGTGTATTCAACGAACTTGATTCGTTTGCAAAGTACCAGTCACCGAAGTTTTGAATCATGGTTCTCAAGTCGATTTCAGGTACCGAAACAAATCTTTGTTGAGCAAGTGAAATGAAATCGTATTGAAACTCGCTGTATTCAGAAATGAATTCACGCATTGAGTAACGCTTGTGATCATCGATCTGATACTGTGCAAATTGGATTGGTGTAAATTGCGAACTTTCTTCACGCGCATTACTACTACTATCTATATATCGGTAATCGGTTAACGGTTTATGGTTAAGGTTTTTTTGGCTTTCACTTTCAGAACCCAAAATTAACCCACTGGGTTTTTGTGGGTTTTCAGAATTAACCGAGTCGCCTTTACTTTGGTTTTCTTTTGGTTTCTCCTTACGTGGACGTCCACCTTTCTTACCATTTTCACGATTTTTATCCCCTACTTTTTGATAAGCGGCGATTTCTGAATCACAACGTTTGTTGTGAAACCCGTCTTCCTCTTCCACAAAAAACTCTTGCAGCACAATTAATACTGCATCCTTTTCTTCTTGGGTATTTGCACGTAACCGACGAAAAACCGACTGGGTTTCTTTGGGTAAAGGTTTTTCATTCAAATAATAGAAATCCAGAGCACGGCGATAAAAGCACTCCTCAACTGGGCTAAGGTGTGCTGTAGCAACCATAAAGTCGCTGATATGGTGGAGATATTTATACATCAGTGACTGCTCCTAATTTGACAAGACCGCGCATTTCCAACTGACGAATAATTCTTGGAGGAATATACTCGTTGTTGATTTTGTAGCGAGTACGAGACTTTTCTTTCACCTGAATTAGTTTGTGCCCATCCTCCATGAGACGGCGAACTGCTATAGCTTGCCCCCCCCATATGGGTTAACTCTTCAAGTTGATAAAATCTTTCCTGAGCCTCAATTGCGGCATTCATAACTGAAAGTGGCATGGCTGCTAATTCTTTAGCCGAATAGATCCTTACTGGTTGTTCCAGTGGAATTACCACCTCTAGCGGTGTGGTGGAAACGGAAATATCTTGTTTTCTTCTTACTGCATATCTCACTTTTCACCATCCTTTGGCTTAACATAGCCTCCAAAAGAATCAACCAAACACGCCTTGGTTAAGCTGGTTACAATCTGCTGCGCTAACCACTGCGTTATGCGAAATTGACGAGCCATAGCCTCTGAAAATTCAACTTTGGTTACCGCTGCATTATTTTCGTCATAACCTTTGTTGCGTAAGTTTTGCTTTTTCACCTCAAATAGGTGCCCAAGCACTCGCAATGCAGGCTCATAAAAAGATTGGATTTCACTTTGCTGACGAGAATCTTTGATTTGCTGTGTAAAGCTGTTCATGACACCTCCACTAATGCTTGCTCAGCGCTTGTTAGTCGGCGTTTGGCGTTAAGTTCAGCAACTGTTGCTGTGCGGATTTCTTTTGAAGAAACTAGAATCAAATGATTCTCTGATTTGATGGTCCATAAACTAGTCAAAGTTTTGTTTTTAACTTCAAACAAATCGTTTGATTTGAAAGTACGGCACTCTTTAGTAAGTATTACAACGTCACCGATTAAAAAATCTGGTGTGTTGAGTTCGCTTGGTTGTTCTGATAAATTAGTTTGCATATTCATGGGTTCCTAAATTTGTGAATATAGAAGCCTGATGTTGAGATCAGGCTTTTTTAATACCCAAGTTTTTCTTTTTGACCGCTGATTTCGTCATGGAAAAGGTCATCCACCGTTTCAATACGGTTCATCCAGCTTTTAGACATAACTAAAAGTGCAGCAACACGTTCTTTATCAATGCTCTGATAATCTTTAGGAACGACTTTTAATCCAAGCAAACTCAATAGCTCGCAAAACATTTCAATCTCATTCAAGCCATTGTTTTTCTTATCCGTTTTAAGCCGAGTAATAGTGCTTGGATCAACTTTTAATTGTTCAGCAATCTCTTTTTGATTGCTTATATCAAGACCATGCAATATACGGGATACTCCATTTCTCGCGCTTGCAGATATATCAACTGATAATTTGCTCATGGTTAGGTCCTAAGCAGATAAGTTCATAAGTTCTTTTAAGGCAGGACAAAGATCGACTGCTTTAAATTCACCGTTAGTAGCTTTTTCAGCCTTGATTGCAACTTTGGCTGACATACTCCAACGACCAGATGTGTAACCACTAATGTTTGATTGACTAACATTAAGAGCTTTTGCTGCGGCTACTTGACCACCAAAATGATCTACAAGATTTTGGTAAATGGTTTCCATAGTCATCCCTCAAATATAAGTAACTCAAGAAATAATATTAGCATTCTAATATTCAGTCAATAAGTATTCTAATTTGATTGGATATTAGTTCTCTAATATTCTTAAATCTGAAGTAAAGGATATTTTTTATGATTGGCAAGAGACTCAAAGAAGCTAGAAAAAAAGCAGGTAAATCACAAAAAGATGTGGTTGAGGCTGTTGGTATAACTCAATCTGCTCTTAGTCAGCTTGAAAATGGTTTAGTTACTTCCTCTTCACATTTACCTTCAATTGCAAAATATTTGGGTGTTGATTCTTATTGGCTCCAAACAGGAATTGAATCCAGTAATAATAATTTTTTAAATAAACATAGTGAAAGTAATGTTTCTGTGCCTCCCCATCCTTTGTGTGCTATTCCTCTTTTAGATTATGTACAAGCTGGGTTATTCCATGAAGTTGGGTACGATGGGGTAAATTCTTTAGGTACAACTTGGACTACTTATCAAGGTACACGCCCTGAGTGTGTATTTTCTTTAAAAGTCGAAGGTCTAAGCATGGCCCCAGAGTTTATGCCTGGTGATGAGATTGTTGTTGATGGAGCATTAGAAGCCAAACCTGGATCTCTTGTTATTGCTCAAGAAGTACAACATGGTGTTGCTAGAACAACTTTTAAAAAATATAGAGTGATTGGGGTGAATGAGTTTGGTGTTGATATCATTGAATTAGTTCCATTGAATCCAGACTTTCCAACACTCAACTCTACGCAAATAGAAATATCGATTATTGGTGTAGTTGTTAGACACAATAGAGAAGTCAAATATTAAAATAGAAAATCATATGATTTTATTAAGAAATTTAGGAATTTTTATAGGCTTACTCCTTATTAATTTTAAGGTGAATGCTGTAATTTATAGTGGATATAGAGTTACAAGTAGTCCATCAACTAATAGCCCAGCATCTACACTCTTTATAATAATTCTTGGAATTGGTGCCTCCTACTTTTACTACAGGTCAATAAAAAAATGGGTCAATCGAAAAAAGGCGGGTGAAAAACCAGAACGTTTGTATGGTTTAAGCGATTGGGGTGCAATGTTATTTGTATTTGCACTCATGGCATTATTTGCTTCTGGATTGGTCTTTGAAATAGTTGCTGCTTACGGTGGAAGAGAACTAATTAGAGAAATATGGTATTGGATTTATTTGGGCCTTTTTTCATTGCTATTATTGTTATATAGAACTTAATTTTTTATAAAAAAATATTTTATTTTAAAAATACGAACTTCTATCTATCCCACTAATATGTGGGTTTTCTTTTGATTACCCTCACCAAAAAAATAAGTAAACTAATATTTATTAGTGTGATCTATTGACTACCAATATTAGTATGCTAATATTTTTCTCACAGACAACAAAAAGCCCCGGAACTTTGGACGGAAACGGGGCTTTGCAAAACTGCGAGATTAATTATGAACGTAAAAGCTACCCCTTTCAACTCATTTGCATTTGTCAGCATGGCTGCACTTGCAATCTCTGGTGGTTCTTTAGTTGCTTGCCAATTGCAACCAGCTTTCCAAGCAAAAGAAGCTCCTTCTCTTTTTACCCCTAAGACTCAACCAAGTACTTACGGTGTGTTATACGCGAAAATCACAAGTAAACATTCTGGCGTTGCTGTAATTAAATTAGATAGCTTCCGTTTAAACGTTAGCTTTGATTTTGAAGCTCATCCAGACAGCTACGGCGTTCCGGGTTCTGAATTCACCGCTGTTGATATTACTCAACTCACAGTAAATGAAATTACTGACATTAACGGTAAGTCATATAACGATTTCACCGAATTTGAAGACATCCGCAACATCAATGCCCTTCTAAAAGGTTTTATCGAACGTAACAAGTTGGTGGAGGCAGCCTAATGAAAGATTATAACTGCCCTACTTGCAAGAAGATGATTCCTGTTGACCGTTCAAAAATAAAAGCTGGTGATGAGGTTTCATTTTGCAGAGTAACCCAATCTTCTAAATCTGCTCGTTTTTCTTCAAGAGAAGGAATTGTCGATTGCCGTGAAGGTGATGTGGTTTTAGTTAAATATCGAAAAGAAATTATTCCTTTAAATATTAAGGACGTCTCACCTGTAGATGCTCCTAGCCCGCTTACGTATGCCTTTGTTGGTACATGCGAATGTAAGGAGGCTGAACATGTCTAATTTCAAAAAGCACCCTGACGGCTACAAGTCTTATTTGGGCCGTGATGATAAGGGCCTCTACTCTGTCCGCATTGGCTGGCAAGTGTACGCCTCTAATGCTAATGGCTCAGTTCTTTACCAAGTAAAGGGTGAAGTTAAGACACCTTTGGACGTTGAAAAGTTCAAAACCGACTATCCAAAAGTTTGGAATGAACTCACACAAGAAATCGATTTTCAACGCAGAAAGCAGCTCGCGATAAAACTGCGTGAAACAAATATCCCTACTTATGACCGCAAAGCTTTTAAAACTAAGCGCGGCTTCACTGGCTCAAGATAAGGATAAGAAAAATGGCTTTACCGATCATTACTGCTGACCAAACTTTATTGGTTCAAGCAATTATTGTGTACCTATACGCTGATCCGGGCTTGGGTAAATCATCGATGGGCTTTACTGCGGAAAAAGCAATTTCTTTTGACTTTGACCGTGGTGCTCACCGTACTGGTGAATTACGTCGTGGTGCGGTTGTACAGGTTCAACAATGGAGTGATGTTGCAAACCTTACTCCGCAGGACTTAGCACCATATAAAACCGTAGTCATTGATACCGTGGGTGCAATGCTTGAATGCATTAAAACCCACCTGTTACTTACGGCAAATAATCGTCAAAAAGATGGTTCTTTAAAGTTAAAGGCTCAAGGTTTAGCGAACCAAACTTTCAAGCAATACATCAATACTTTGATCAGTTTGGGTAAAGATGTTGTTTTCATTGCACACGCATCAGAAGATCAAAACGGTGATCAAATTATTTACCGACCAGATCTAGGTGGTAAAAACCGTAACGAGCTTTACCGTATCGCAGATGTCATGGGTTATCTAACAACTGTTACTACTGGTGAAGGTAAAAATGCCCGCGTTATTAATTTCAAACCTTCGCCTACGCATCATGCGAAAAACTCAGGTGCTTTAGGCGGTGAAACCGGTGAAGTATGGGTACCAGATCTTAAAGCACATCCTACTTTCTTGGCTGACCTGATTACTCAAGCTAAAGATCACATTAACACCTTAACGCCTGCACAACTTGCAGCAGCTAAAGCCCTAGAAGAGCTAGAAAACTGGAAACAAAGCTGTGAAGAAGCTGAGCATGCAGGTGACCTTAATCAATTAACTGAGTCACTTGATAAAGAACACATGTATTACCAGAACATGCGACAAGCAATGTTAATGAGAGCTAAAGCATTGAATTGCACGTTTGATAAGCAACGTGGCACTTGGATTAGTCCACCAGAATTTAACGGTATCTCAGATCAACAAAGAGATGAACTTCAAAACTTTATTGCTGAACGTGGCCTCGATGTAAAAACAGTTTGTGAGCACTTCGGAATTGATGCCCTCATTCAAATAGAAGCGGCAAAACTAACTGCAGTTAAACAAGAAATTGAAACCTTAGCGAAAACGGGGATGACAGCATGAAAATACTTAATAAAGTTGAGGCCAAACTTGCTTGGGCTAACGGTGAATTACTTTTAGTAAATAATACTGAGCGTAATGGCTGGGAACCATTTAACCCTTATGACTTTGGCTTTGATGTTTTTGATAAATTCGAATTTCAATTAAAGCCTAGAACTATTTTTATTGGTGAATTTGAGGTACCAGAACCATTAAGAGAAGCGCCAGAAAAAGGTTCTACTTGCTCTTACCCTAGCCCAACTGTTGAATTAGGTGTGCAGCAGTTTAAGTGGAATGGTTCAAAGGGACAATTACGCATGCTTCAGCATGGTCAAGTCCACTCAAGTTTTGATAATGCTTTTGCTCATTGCTGCGCGATTATCAAAATTAGCGGTGGTGAGTTTGCTGGAGATATTCTAAAGCTTCTAAATAAGCCTACTGAAGAAGTCGAAGAAGAAAAGCCTTCAGAAAATGATGTTGAAAAAGCACAAACAACTGAGCCGGCTATTGAATCAGAAACCACTGATCCAGAATATCAGAAGAAACTTGATACCCTGCTGCAACGAGTTAAGGACTCAAAAACACCAGACGAAGTAAATGCAGTTTATCGATATACACGCACTTGGTCTGATAAACAAATGGAGCCTTTGCTACTTGCAACTCACAAACGTCTTGAAGAGCTAGAAAAATCTAAGGCGCAAGCAACTGAGCCACCTTCACTAATGGTCCAGATCCAAAACGCGCCCGACCTCACAACATTAGATGCTTTGGAAATAGATGTGGCCGCACGAGATCCACAGATTCAATCACGACTCATGGACTTTGTTAAGAAACGCCGCTTTGAGTTACAAAATGCGGCATCAAACGAACCTGATTATTTACTGGAGGAACCTTTCTAATGTCGAAACAAACTACTCCAGAGTTTCTTTTCGAGCCAAAGCTGCTACCAATGCAGCTTTTCGAGAAGTTCATTGTGTTCAACGTAAATGCCGGGTATCGCGGAAGAGGCACACCACACGGCGTAAACCTGATTAAAGGTAATAAAGCCACCCTCACCTTGACCGATAAAGGTGAGATGAACAAAGCAGCTCAAGAGCGGTACAAGTTAATGCTTTTGAAGTATTTCAAAGAAGGACGCTCTGCAATGGATGAGCTGAATCATGAAGTTAAACGTATTTATAAACAGGTGGCCTAAATGACTTGCCTAATCAAAGTTTCTGAGTTTATTAAACGGGTTTATGGGGATAAAGATGCTACTCCTCCTGCTCCTCAAACTATTACACGCCAGTGCCGTTTGGGAGAAATCCCAGCAGAACTTAAAGGGGCTGGTAAACGTAAAACATGGTATATCGACTGGGAACTATATCGTAAACGAACTGGGAATGAACTTGTTGATCGTGTTTTAAGAGGTTGAAATGGCAAGACCTCGTAACACGAAAAATAAGGATTTACCTGCAAACTTATATCGTGGCCAAGGTAGTGCATGGCGCTACCGCCACCCTGTAACAGGAAAGTTCCATTCAATGGGCTCAGACAAATCAAAAGCTATCACAGCTGCCCGTAAACTAAATGAAATGCTCATCCCTACCGATGATTTAGTTGGAAAAGTTATGGGTGGTGTTTTATTTGGTGAATTTGCAAATGAGTATTTAGCTAACAAGCGGCGTAAAGATGGTAAACCTGTTGCAGCGACTACACTTGAAAGTTACAAGTCGTATCTTGAGAGATGCAAACTTAAATGGGGTAATTTAAAAATAGACCAAATCACCCTCTTTATGGCTAATCAGCTTTTAGACGATATGACAGCATCATCTAGCAATGGATGTCGTGGAGTTTTAATTGATTTATTTAACGTTGCTGTGAGCAAGGGTTTGTGTCCAGATAACCCAATTGAAGCGACAATGCCTAAACATACTAAGCGGCAACGGCGTAGACACACTCTTGAGGGTCTAGAACTAGTACGTAAGCATTCACCTAACTGGCTACAAAACGCTATCGACTTAGCCATGCTAACGACTCAACGAAGAGTTGATATCTTAAAAATGAAGTGGACAGATATACATGATGGCTATCTTCATGTCGCTCAAGAAAAAACTACAGATAATCCTGATGATGAATTTGAAATTTCTGAAGGTGCCGGTTATGTAAGGATTAAAATTGATAATGAACTGGAGCAAGTTTTAAAACGTTGTAAAGATAAAATTGAGAGCCCTTTTATTATTCACCGTGTACCTGTGAAAGAAGGTAAAAAGAGAAAATATGAAAAAGAGCATTGGACTCAAGTCGATAATCAGTATTTATCTTCAAGCTTTTTGAAAGCAGTTAAAAAGTCAAATGCATATCCAAATTTAACAGGAAGACAATTACCGACCTTCCACGAAATCCGTGCATTGGCTATTTTCTTACATAAAAAAGCCGGTAAATCTGCACAAGCATTAGCCGGACATTCAAGCAAGAAAATGACTGAACATTATGAAGCTGGTCATGAGATTATTTGGAATGATGTGGATGTAGGTATTAAATTGCCATTTGCTCAAATGACATAAGGATGGGTTGCAAAACCCTTTCTTAAGTCCTTGTTTTCTATGATTTCTATATATTCGATTTTTTCTATAATAATTAAAATAAAAAAAATAATAAAATTATTTAAAATCAATAACTTTAAAATAAATCCTATATATAATTTCTCCCTAAAGAATAGATATTAGGTTCAATAAAATTACCAAAAGATATTTAGGTTATCCCAAACCTATAATGATAAAAATCACAATATCCATGTGTGGTAATAGGTAAATGAGCTTAAAAATAAAATATCACTAAAATATTTAAAAACAATGTAATTTATTGAAATTTTTAAATACCAATAAAATACAAACACTTATTTGGCTCTCTTGGTAAAATTTAATTATTAAAAAATATTATTGTTTTATAAAACTTATTAATTATTGAGTAAATTAAATTAATGTTTCTATATTATTTAATAAAGCCAATTGAATAATATATTTTTTAAATTAATTTAATAAATATTTTGTTAGTTGAGATCAATAATCTATTAGCGAGTAAGAAAAACCCACCTAATGACGAGTGGGTTTAATTAAAATCTGATATTGCTTGTTTGCTTTAGACAAAAGATCTTACTCTCTTATTTCATTCGAGTTAGTCTTAAATTAAAGTCAGATGGAAGTAAAATTCGATATTCTATCTCTGCCCCTGATTTGACTTCTGTTTCTTGAGAAGTGGCAATATTTGGGCACATTCCCCCAACAGTTTCTAATCTAAAGATATAATATTTAGGCTCAAGATAAATTGTAGCTATTTCGTTTGAGCGAATTGAAAATACTTTTTCGTTATTTACATACATATCATGAGTACAACCAGATCCTAGAAAACCTTTATCTCGTGAAAAAGTAACTTTTGCTTGTTCAGGAGACTGTTTCTTTAAATAGTTCTGATTGTACACTCTCTCATTAGGTATCGGTTTTGCTGTATTCGGAACAACTGGAGCTGTTGAGCACCCAACCAAGCCCAGAACTAAAGCTAAAAAAATGTTTTTTTTCATGATATTATCCACTTTAATAATGAGTTAATTTTACAGCTTAGAAAACAAAAAACCATCAAAAGTTTTTTAATTGTTATTACAATCTTTTTATTCCTGACTTGCTCTTTATTTTCTGAATCACCGCCCTACCAATGCGACGAGTACAAGGATTATCTGCAACTCCAGCTATAGAAATAGGTCCTGTAGCGATCGTTACTCGACACCACAAACCTGCTTTTGAAACCTTAAGCTCTGGTGCATTTGGATACTGAATCCTTTTTTAAGCAATATCAGTAAAAACTTGCATATGATTGACAGTCACTTGTCTTGCCCAATCTAAAGTGTTTGCCATTAGGCTAAAACTAGTGGGCTTCTTGCTCTTCCACCCGATAAATTTCTCCATAAAAAACCACTCAGATGGGAGTGGTTTTGTCCTTTTAAAATAGTTCTTAACTCGCATTTCCACAAATATCAGTGGTACCTGTTGGATACGTAAACTGCATATTTGCTTTATTAGTAATTAACTGGACTGAAACAGTTTTACCTAGAAATTTAGAATTAGGATTTGGGGATTGTATCCCCGCCCCTTTAAATCCAATACTTTTTAAAGAGTTTTCAGTAAGTAAGTTAAGGTATCCATAATTAGTACCATTGATGATATATCCCATTTGTTTACTAACCTGATTAAAGTAAAGTCCAACTCTAACTTTGCCATCTGTTGGCACCGTAACAGGGGTTACCTTTCGATCAAGCTCCTTTGCAACTACTGAACCAGAACTATCTCTTTTAGTACTTGCTCCCGTGAGGGTTACATAACTTCCATCAGTATAATTTGCATCTTTATTAATTAACCCATAACCAAGATCTAAACTAATTTCATTTTTTAAATTAGACGCTCCTAATATATTGAAGGCTAGCTGTTGAATTTCATGGCTATCACCAAGTACAACATTTTTAAGATTTGAAGCATCAAAAATAAACTCTGCTGCTATAATATTTGTTCCTACTACTGATTTATCAACTAAAGTTGTCTGAATAGAAGGTAGACTTATCACTTTACCCGAAGTTACAATTTGGTCAGCTGGTGTACTTCCTATATAACCAATTGTTGCCGTACCTTTTTGCTCAGCAATACTAATTGGAGACATTAATTTAATCGGCCTTCCTCCTGCTGCATTTACCGCATCGACTTGAGCCTGAGTTGCATTAAAACTATAAGTACAGGCAGCATAAGTATTTACTGAAATTCCACTGCTGATTAATAAACCCAAAATAATTTTATTCAT